TTAGGTCTTGATGCAGTAGTGCAGGGCGACGTTGGTCGGGCGCGTCTCACCGCCCACGACGCCAGGATTATTGACCGCACCGCCAGTGATTCCGTCAGGGCTCTGGCCGTCGGAGGTGAGACTGGCGGTCTGATCGGTGTCCGACCCGCTGGCGCCCAGGACATTCGATCCGCCGGCCGTTCCCCAAGTCGCGCCCACATTGCCATCGCCGTAGCCGAGGTGGTGGTGCGCCTGGACCTGACCGGCTTGGGTCGTGCCGAGGGCGCGCCCGGCATCGACGCCTCGGCCGTTGTCGAGGCCGCGCACGAACTCGCCGCGTAGATCCGGAAGGTTGAATGTCGTGACGCCGTCGCCAACCCCCCAGACAGTCCCCACCGCCGCGAAGAGCGCGGCATAGGTCGCCCTGGAGACCGCTGAGCCATCGCAGGCCAGCCAGCCGGCCGGCGTCGCCGCCATGGCGAAGGGCATGACCGCGCCGGAAGGCATCGCGACCTGAACAGCGGCTTCCACAAAGGCAGTGGTGGCGATCTGCGTCGTGGACGTGCCGGGTAACGGCGTGGGAGCTGTGGGATCGCCGGTGAAAGCCGGGCTATCCAAAGTCGCCAGAGGGTGGCCGTTCATCTCTAGCGGCTGTCCGGCGGCGGTGGCCGAGAGGACGCCCCATTGGACCGCGCCGGTGTTGTCGGTGAATTGGACGATGGCGGCGCTCTCGTCGGCCGGCGCCAGGATCCGGATCCCGTGGTCCCCTGAGGCCGTGAAGGCCTGTAGTTTGCCCTCGATGTTGACGTCGCCGGTGATCGTGTCGCCGGCCTTATTGACCGGGGTGAATCCCAGGGCGGCCTCGACATCGGCGGCCAAAAGAAGCACCGCGCCAGAGCGGGTGTTGAAGCTGGAGACGAAGCCCGGAAAGTCGCCCGTGATCATAGCCAGGATGGCGTCGCGGAGCTGGGTATAGGTCCCTTTCACAGGCGCAATGGCGCCCGCCGCCAGCACCGCCATGATGTTCTCTTGGAGGTCATTCAGCCAGGCTGAGCCGATCACCACCGGTTGCTGGCCGGTGAGCGGGTTCGGCGGGACGAACAGGCCGCCCACATTGCCGGGGGTGTCGATGCGATGCACTTGGGTCGCTCCTCAGGGGCTGACGTAGACGAAGGTTGGATAGGTGTGGTCGGGCGCCGAGCGGCGGACCTCGTGCTCCAGCACGGCGAGCGGGGTCACCGTCCCCGCCGGCACATGCACGGTCATGATCCACCAGAAGACGCTGGGCCCATCGATGACCTCGTCATCGGCATGGCCGGTGTCGGCGCAGAGCGGCGTGTTGTAGGCGATGGTGGCCGCGTAACCGAGTGTTGTGGCGATGGCGATGAAGTCGGCCGGCTTAGTGAGTCCTTGAGCGGTCAGGCGAACCGCGAGGGCCGCGAGACGGTCGGGAATCGTGACGGGCGCGGGGATGGCCGGGTCTGGAAGGCCGGCGTTGCGCTCCCAGGCCGAGAGCAGCTCGGAGGTGGTGCTGGGATCGGCCTCGTTGATCAGGTCGAGGCAGCGACCATCTAGCCGCGCCAGCTCATCAGAAAGCGCCAGCGCCAGAAGCCCCATGTTCGAAGCGGGGTCCCGCGACCAGGCGAGCCCGGGCGGCAAGAGATCGAGCAGCTGGGCTTGATACTCTTGCGAGGTGTGCGGGCCGATCAGAGCCACGTGATGGCTCCCAGGACCGGCAGGAACCCTGCGCCCGGCACGATGTTTCCGGCCGGGGAGACGGTGACGTGATCGCTCTCGCCGGCCGCGAAGCTGATGGCCTGGTCGTAGTGGCTTTTCAGGATCTCGACGCTGGGCGCCGCCTCCCGGGCGAAGAGATCGGCGAGTTCGGCTTGGACAGCCGCCTGGACGGCCGCCGTGGACGGCGTGAGCTGGATCTGGAAGTCGACGGTGAGGATCTGCGGCGCGAGGGCGAGTGGGAGCGCGGTCACCGGGGCGACGCTGTCGAGATAGGCCTGCATCGCCGTCACGTCACCGGCCAGAGGAAAGATGTCCGCCCGACCGTCGAAGACGAAAAAGACGCCCACCGTGCCGAGGCCCATCCAGAGCGGGTATTCCCAGGCCCTTGTGACGCCGGCCTGGCTGAGCGCCCAGGCCACATAGTCGCCAGGGCCGCCACCCTTGGGCGGGTTCTGAATGCGCGCCAAAAGGCGGCCGAGGAGTTGTGGGGCGGTCTCGGCGTCGACGCCGTTGATGTCGGCCGAGACGGTGAACTGCGGATTCACGCCGTCGATCGGCGAGACAAGGTTCAGGATGACGCCCGCCAGGGCGCTCCCGACCGTTCCCGGCTGCTGGGCGGCGAGGGCGACGCTGACGACGCCGCCTTCCACCGTCGCGTCGGCGGTGGTCGCATAGTTGAAGCCGTCCGCCCGTTGGAGGACGGTGCCTGCGGGGATATCGGTCCCGTCCGGCGCGCCCACGGCGGCGACGCCGGCAGCGTTACCGACACCGGCCGAGGCCAGCTTCGGGGTGACACCCCAGAACTTGGCGTGGCGCACCAGGTGATCAAAATCGGCGGTGTCGGGGAGCACCTGGTCGGCGATATAGTCGAGATAGCCATAAGCCCCATCGAGACCGCCGGCATGCATGGCCGCTATGCCGGCGAGGCTGTTCCGGCGCAGACGGGAATCGGCTCCGGGAATCCGCCCGTTCAGGTCATTATAGGCGTTGGCCAGCAGGGCCGAGCGCGTGGGGCGGCTGAAGGCGCTCATGCGTTTTTCCAGACGTAATCGTAGTGGAGTCGCCCGGGCCCGGAGGGGCGCTGCACCGTGACGCCGAGGGCCAGCCAGCCGCGCTGTGGGAAGGTGGCCACCACATCGACGGAAGCCGCGACGCCGTCGGTCAGCATCCAGCCCAGGGCGTCCAGGGCATACTGGCGCGCCGAGACGAGGACATCGGCGGTCTGTTTGGCGCGGTAGAGCAGCCACAGCTTCGAGCCGGTTACGTCGCCCGGGATCGGGGAATAGGCGTCGGCCCACCATCCACGCCGGTCCGCGTTTTCCTGAGGCAGGGCGTCGTCGTCGCCGGCACGGGCGTCACTGAACAGGCTGATGATGATGGCGGTGTTCATCCCTTGATCGGACTGCAGATCGCCGCCCAGGACCGCGAGGTCGGCCGAGAAGTCACCTTGAACCGGGATGAGGGCGATATCGGTCATAGGGCCGGGATCCCCACGACACAGGATTCAAACTGCGCGGCCCGCGCCTCGATGGCGGCCGTCAGGGTCACCACCTGGGCTTCGAGCTGGACGAGCTGTTGGGCCAGGGTGACGTAGGGCTTCACATAGGGCGTCAGGAAGCCGGTGATGAAATTCTCGACCCAGGTGATCAGAGCGGCCGGATTGGTGGGGGCCTCCAGCAGCGCCAGGATCGGCGCGATGGCGGCGCTCTCGGCGGCTATGGCCGCCTTGACCGCGCTCAAGGAGGCGAAGTGTTCGGTCACCAGGGCGGCCAGTTCCGCGCAGGATCCCGCCCGCTCGATGCGCGACTGCAGTGAGGTGAGCGCCGCGACATTCAGGGTGGCTGAGCCTTGGGGGTTCACTGGCGGGCGCTCCCTAAACGATGTTGGTGATGATGCCGTCCTGGACCGTGATGGTCAGGCCGGTGGGGCTGGTGAAGGTGCCGGACGCGCCATTGCCGACCGATAGGTTCTCGCTGGCCTCGACTCCGGGGCTGCTGAGAACGATGCCGCCGCGCTTCAGATGCACGGCCTGGCCCTGATCGTCGTAGAGGGCGACCTCGCCCGCCGTGAGGCCTTTCAGCCGATAGCGGCGGTCCTCCACCGCGATGACGATACCGTGGCTGCGCAGGCCGCCGACACAGACCATGACAGCCTCGGCTTGAGCGAACGGGGCTGAGGTAAAGCCATATTCCTGGAAGCGCTCGATCTGATCGGCGGTCTCGCCGTCCAGAAGCTGGATCTGCACCTCCTGGGCCATCTTGGAGTCGTCGATGGCGCTCAGAATGCCGCGCGCGACCGCCATCACGGCCCGTCGCCTAGCGTCGTGAATCGCCTGTTTGAGCGCCTCCATCATGTGGTTGGCAGATCGGCGAGGGCGAGGTTGGTCGACGTGCGCCCCTTGCGCCCCTTGCGCGCCTTCGCGCCGCGCCCGGCGTTGCGGCTGTCCAGGCGCGACAGGCCGCCCCCTTTCACTTCGCCCAGGCTGTAGGCCTCCGGCCGGGTGACCCATACCTCGGTGAGGGTGCCTTCCTGGCTGGACTTGAAGCGGATCTCGTTGATCAGCAGGTCGCCCTGCAGGCCAAGGTCGGCCGCCGCCACGGTCACCAGCGTGTTCGGGGTCCAGAGCGCGCCGGACGCGTCGCGGTCACCCGTCACGGTCAGCTTTCCAGTTTGCGAGCGCCCCGCGCGAACGGTCGCCGCGAAGCTGGCGCGGCTGGCCGCCGACGCGCCGGTCGCCTGATCCTCGGCGAGGATCATCAAGGGCCGATAGCGCGTCACCAGAGGGTCGTTGGCGGTGGCCGAGACATGGAGCGCCTGAGCCCCATTGTCGCCGTCGTGGCCCTGCCGCTGGCCTTTCACCACATAGGTCGAGAACCGATCCTTGGCGTCATGTTTGGCCTGCCCGTGGACGACGTTCTGGCCGATGGTGAGGGACCCGGCCGCGCGGTTGGTGCTGGGCGTGGCGATGACGAGGTCGCCACTAGGCGTCTCCACGGGAAGGACGCCACGTTGCTGGACCAAGCGGTCGATGGCGGCCTTTACCACCTCGCCCTGCTGAAGCGCGAAGGCCGCGATGGGCGCGCCGGTGTCGGCCGAGGCCGTGACCGCGATGTTGAACGGCTTGCAGAGGTCGGCGACGATGGCCTCCAGCTTGAGGTTACGCCACCGCCCCGGGGTGTTCATCGCCGAACAGTCGACCAGGTCGCAGGTGCGACCACGCCCGTGGATCTTGACGCTGTGATTGGCGCTGTCTTCCTCCGGACTGACCTCATCGACCCAGCCGGTGAATAGAAGCTCGCCGTCGATCAACACCTTGACGGCGTCGCCGGTCTGTATCGGCCAGATCGAGGGCTGACCGGGCCAGCGGTCAGTGCTTTCGACCTCGAAAGCCCCGGTCATGGTGTCGAGGCTTTTTGTCACCTCGATAGAGGTCCACCCGCCATAGCGCTGACCATTGACCAGCAGCTGATAGCCAGACCCGTCGCCGGCCGTGGAACTAGCCATTGGAGAGCACCTCCAGGGCCTGGCCGCCGGCCACAAACAGCGGGTGCGGGATCGCGTTTCTCGCAATCAGGTCATCCGCCATGGTCGCGTCGCCATAGAGACGCTGGGCGATCAGAAGCGCCGATTGGGTCGAAGGCGGCGTGTAAGCATAGAGCCGCGCCAGGGATGCGCCTCGGGCCGTCACGTCGGCGATCAGGGCCAGCCTCAGGGCGTCCATGGACTGGGCCAGGGTGTCGTCGCCGCTGTCGGCGATGGCGGCGGCCAGCATATCGATCTGGTCGGCCAGGGGGTCGCGGATGCTGACCGCGTCGTCATAGGACGTGAAGACGATATCCGAGACGACGCTCACGGCCGAAGCGGCGGCGGCGGCCTGGACGATCTGGGAGAGGGCCGCCTGATTGCCGCTCTGAGTCATGCGGTCAGGCGTGGTCATGGCGACCGGCGCGAGGTCGGTTCCAAATCCGATAAGGCCGTTAGGCTGGCCGCTCGCCACGCCGGTCGGCCCCACGAGCTGGGTCAGGGCGTCGTCCGCGTAGAGCGCGAGCGCGCCCACCGCGCCCACGGTATCGAAGATCGTCCCGGCCAGGGTTCCCGGGTCGATGAGCAGCGGCGCGGGGGCTGTGATCATGGCCTCGATCTGCTGGAGATAGGAGAAGGCCAGCATCGGGTCGGCGACCGCGTTGAGGGCGGCGCTGATCGCGGATCCCGCCGCGCCCAGAAGGGTCTGGGCGGCGCCCAGGACAAAGCCCGCGACATTGGTCGCGACAATGCGCGCGGCGCCGCTGGCGACAGCCGCCGCGCGGGCGTTGGTCGCCGCCTGCACCGCCGCGCCTTGGGTGTCCGGCGTCGCGTTCGGCGTCATATCCGCGCCGGCTTCGACGAACGGAATGAAGAAGCGGGCCATGCCCCCTTCCTCGGTGGAGTCCGTCACCTCCGCGCCGGTCTCGACGCTGGCGGTCAGGGTGCCGAGATAGGGATGGACGAGGGTGCCGGAGCCCTTGGCGCGGATCGCCGCGATGAGCGCGTTGCGGGCCGTGTCGTAGTCAGGCCCGACCACGAAGGCCTCGATCACCCAGCGGTCTGCCGACCGGCCCAGATCCTCGACCCAGGGCTGATCGCGCCCGGGGTATTCGTGGACGGCGTTGCGACGCCCGAAGGTGGCGTGAGACTCGCGGACCTGGAAACTTACCCCGCGAAACGAGCCCTGCTGGAGGCGGTCGCGCCAGGTCATCCGGGAAGCACCCCGCGCGAGGCGCTGGCGGAAACCCCGGCCCCGCTGGCGCGCACCTTGGCGTCCTTGACGCGGCCGTCCTGGTCGAGGCGGACGTTCACATCGACCCGTCCATGGGCCGATGGGGCAGGGGCCGCGGTGGATGCGCCAGGGGGTTTGGACAGGGGTCTGGAAGGGCCGACCGGCGTCGGCGCTGGGGCGGCGACGTGAGGTGCGGGAGTCCTGGCCGGCGTTGCGGCGGCGGCGGGATTGACCGCGACGGAGAGGCCGATGGCGCCGGCCTTAAGCAGGTTCGCAACCCAGTCAGGCGTTCCAGCGCTGATCCGCTTCCACGCGCCGGCAAACGCGCGCTCGACGCCCGCCAGGAGATTCGTGAACCACGCCGTTACGCCGGCCCAGGACTGGCGCAGGATAGCCAGGGGCAGAGCCGTCGAGATCGAGATGGCCTTTGCCGCCTGGGCGAAGAGCTTGGTGACTGACCCCCAGAGGACGCCGAAGAAGGCCGTCACGCCGCTCCAGTGCTTGATCAGCTCATAGACGCCGAAAGCCAGGGTTCCGACAGCCGCGACCACAATGCCGATGGCTAGAGCGATCAGGCCAATGGGGTTGGCATTCAGCGCCACGTCAAAAGCGAACATAGCGTCCGTGGCGAGCGCGAGGGCGGGGACGATCTTGAGTATAGCGACGGCCGCCGAGAGCACCGATCCCGCGATCTCAAGGCCCTTCATGATTCTCAACAGCGCGATGAACTTACCGAGCGCGACAACGGCGGTGAGGGCGTTGACAACGAACTCTCCCGCCATGAGTGCGCCCAAAGCGATCAAAACGTTTTTGACGCCGCCGACTTTATCACTCCAGGCCAGGAACCTCGGCGCGGCCATGGCTACGAAATCGAGGAGCTGGCTGGTCAAATTGATTAGTGCCGGGAGCTGCTCAATCAGCTTTCCAAGGGAGTCCGTAAACCTGGCAATCACCGCCGGTTTTAGGTGGACGATCACATCTGTGACCTTGTCGACGAAGCGACTCATGACGGGCAAAAGCGCGACGCCGATTTGCATCTGCAAACCCTGGAGCGTGACGGACAGGTTTCGCAGCTTTTGAATGAGCTTTTCGGCCGCCTCGGCGGCCTCATTGCTCATTACTCCATGAGCGGCGTCGAGCTGGTCTTCGAACCCTTTGATCGCCGCGCGCCCGGCGGTGAGCATCGGCATGATCTGGTAGCCAGAGCGGCTGAACAGATCCATCGCCAGCTTCGCCCTTACGGTCGGGTTCTTGATGGCTGTGAAGCCGTCGACCAGGCGCAGGAACGCCTCATGCGGATCCTTACTGAGCCGCTTGGCCTCCTGCATGGAAATGCCGAGAAGCCTCAGCGAAGCAACGGTGTCCTTCTGGCCCTTCAGGCCGTTGGCGAGGTGGGTTTGGAATCGGAAAAACACCTGGCTAAGGCCATCCTGATCGACGCCGAGCTGCTTGGCGGCGAAGCCTAGCCGCTGCATCTGTTCAACCGTGGCACCAGACTTGATCGAGGCGTGGAGGAAGCCTTCCCCCAGCTCAGCGACTTTGTTGGTTAGCTCATAAAGCCCGCGCCCGGCTTCCGCCGCCGCGCCGATGACGAGACCGCCACCCAGGAACCCAGCCAGCTCCAGTCTTTTGAAACTGCGACCCAGGTGCTCGGTCCGCTCTTCCAGGCCCTTCAGACCCGCGCCGATGGAGCGCAGAGGCGCGGTGGCCCGGTCGAGGGCCTGGACGATCAGACTAAGTTTCAGGTCCTTCATAGATACGCGCCGCCTGCTGGTGCCACATCAGGATGTCTTCGTCGTCCATCGCCAGGAGTTCGGCCGCCCCGAAATGATAGGCCGCCGCTAGGTCCCCGAGGAGGCTTCGCCACTCCGCAGGGAAGCGGGCAAAAAACCCTCGATCACCTCGGCGATGCCGGCGATGTCCTCGGCGTCGATGAGGTCGATGGTCACGGCCGGAAGGCCGGTCACGCGGGCGATGAGGCCCAGGGACTGTCCGGGTTTCCCAGCGGCGTTTTCCAGCCAGCGGATGTCGGAGCCGTTCAAGCGCCGGATCTCGACCTCCGAGATGACGTCTTCGGTCTCCGCGCCCCCGACCACCCGTAGGCGCCGGGTCACGGGGTGGGCCAGCTGATAGGTCTCGCCGCTCACGCCAGGATCTCCGTCGCCGGAGGCCCGGTGAAGGTCACCTTGGACCGGCCATCCTTCTGGGCGATGCCCGGCGGCTTCGAGCACCAGGCCCCGGCAATTGACCACACCTGGCCGGTGTCGGCGGTGAAGGTGATCGTGGAGTTGGTGATGTTGCGGAAGAAGTCGATGCTGAAGGTGTCGTCGATGGCGACGTTCACTTCCAGCGTCGACTCCATCGCCGCTTCTGAATAGCCCTGGACCTTATTGCCCTTGACCACTTTGCGCTCGACGCCACCGGGTTCGAGGGTGGAGTCGTCGCCGCTCAACACGACTGTGCCGTCGACGGCGATATCGGCAAGGCCGAGAATCTTAGCCATGGTTGCAGCGCCCTCCTAGAACGCGAAGTCGATTTGGCCGGCGAAGATCCGCAGGCCGCTGACGATGTCGGGCGGGATCAGGGCGTCGATGCGACTGGGATCGCCTCCGTTCCGCTGGACGACGATCAGCGACTGGAAGGTGGCCAGGTCCTCGATAAGGGCGGCGGCTTCCCAGTCCCCCGCCAAAGCCACGATCTCCGCATTGAGGATCTTGGGCGTCACGACGGCCTGGCCGGGCGCCACGGCGATCCCGTCATTGGCCAGCTTATGGCGGGGATACTTGGTGGCGATCATGGCGCGCAGGGTGAAGCGCAGATAGGCCAGGGTGAGCATGGTGTTGACGTCCAGATAGCTGGCGTCCGGCAGTCCCTGTGGGTTCAGCTGATAGGTCGTTATCGGCCGTTCCAAAAGCACCTGGCCGCCGCTCACGGTGTGGGTGCTGATCCCGTCGATCAGGAGCACGTTGCGCTCGGTTCGGGTGAAGCGCTCCGTCGCGTTACCCGGCAGACATCCGGCCAGGGCCAGGGTCTGAAACGGCCGCGCCGGATCCATGCTGCCATAGAGGGCGATCACGCCCGTCTCGGCGGCGGCGCGCACCCAAGTCGCGTCAGGCCCGACGCATTCGCTGATCGAGAGAAACTGGCTGTTCTGCGAAGTTCCCAGGGCTGCCAGCGTCCCTTGCGAGCCCTTGGCGCTAGCGAAGGCGAAGCCCTCGATCTCTTCCATTGGGCCCCAGCGATTGGCCAGCTCGGCCGTCATGGCCAGCAGGGTCGCGGCGTCCGACCACGGCAGGGCGATGAAGTGGTACTGGGTGTCGCCCATGGCCGCGATGGCGGCGGCGATAGCCGGAACGCCTGCCCCCGCGACGCCTGCGGCCACCGCGACGGCGAGACCGGCCGGCATAACGTCGCTGGACTGGTAGGCCAGCCGCACGTCGATGTCGTTACCGGAAAGGCCAGCCCACTTGCAGGTCAGGGTCACCACGCCAGCGACGGCGGCGGCCACCACTGGCAGGTCCGGCAGGGCGTTGACTGCGGCGACGACGGCCGCCGCGACGTCGCCAACCGCCATCGTCGGAAGCACGGCGACCGGGACGCTCTGTCCGGCGATGTAGAGCGGCAGCGACCCCGCCGCAGTGGGCGCGGCCGTCACGGTCACCGTCTGAGTGGCCTTCACGCCGCCGACCGGGTCGGCCACGCTCATCGCCCACAGCTCTGTCACGCTGTTATTGGCCAGCAGGGACTTGATCATCTGATCCAGCATCGAGCCGCGACCAAAGGCCGCCGTGCCTTGGGCCGCAGAGCCGATCAGGGTCGGGACCAGGTTGGCGACGGTCGCGGCGGCCAGGGCTTGCCCAAGCACGAGGATCCGCGTCGGCCACGGCGCGAGACCCTGGCCGGCCCGCTCCGAGGAGAAGCCAACATAGCTGCCGGGGGTCCGGGTATTGCCGGGGATGGTGAACGAGAAACTGAGGCCCATGGGGTCAGGCGTCCTTTACGGCGGCGGGAGCGTCGGCGGCGCCGACGGGTGATAGAGACTTAGGCGCGGGCTTGGCGGCGGCCGGGGCGGCTTCCGGCTCGGAGACCACGATGTCCCCGGCTTTCAGCAGGCGCTCCCAATAGCTGCCCCAGGTCACTAGGGCGCCCGACGCGGCGAGGAGCAGGCCGACGCCAGGATGGCGCACGCGGCGGCCCTGGGCTGGCAAGACGGTCCGTTGATCCAGGGCCGGGCTTTCGGGCATCAGACAGTCTCCAGGGTGACGTTATCGACGGCGCTGGCGGCCGCGTCGTCGGGCAGCGGCTCGCTCACGCGGCCATAGGGCGCGGGGTCCCAGTCGGCGTGGAAGGTGGCGAAGGGCGAGAGGTCGCCGGGGAAGGCGGCAGTGTCGTAGTAGATCGCGGTCTCAAAGGTCACGGCGTAGAGGCTGATCTGCTTGACGCTCGGGATGTCGCTGGTCTCGACGGGGAGGATCGAGGCGGCTGTCAGGGCGTCGATGTCGAGACCCAGGGTCTGGTCTTGCAGAAGGCGGACGACGTCCTCGGCCATCTGATAGGACCCGACTTCCGAGGCCGATCCGCCCAGACGCCTGGCGGCCTCGTTCCGCAGGTTCTGGGCCGCGACCACGATCCCGAAGGCGCAATGCGCGCGGCTGCGGCCCCTGGCCACGCGCTCGATCTTGTGGGAGCCGGCATAGGCCGCCCAGGCGGCAGGGTAGCGAACCTGACGACTGGAGAGATACTCGTCGAAGGCCTTGGGCCAGGTTTCCAGGGTGACATAGGCGTAAGGGATCACCCCGGCTTCCGAGGCCGCCGCGATCCGGGCCAGCATGGCGTTTTCCACCTGGCCGATCATGCGGCGGTCCTGGCGATATAGCGTTCGACCTGGTCGACGATCTCCACGCGGTCGCGGTCGGAGACGCCGAGGTAAGGCCGCGCCGGAATGGTGACCTTGGCGACCCGGCGCCAGCCGATCCCCGGGATCTTGAAGGTGAGCATGCCGCCCGCCTTGGCGCGGATGATGCCGCCCACCTGGTGGATGGCGGCATAGATCAGGTTCGAGCCCACGATGGCCGCGCGGTCATCAGCGTCGTGGGTGATCGAGTCGCGCAGGTGGCCGTGGTCGAGAAGGGTCTTGCCGCCCTTGCGCGTGGCGCGGATCGACGGCTTCCAGGCAGTGCCGTCCGGCGCGACGCCGGAACGGAAGCGCTGGCGGGTGCTCGATTCCAGGACCGCGCCGATGATGTTCATCAGTGGCGCGGGCTTGGCGAGGCCGAAGACCACCTTTTCCAGTTTGCGTTCGATGTCCCGCAGCTCCGGCGCGCGGATCTGCATCTGGACGCCCTTCCCCGCCCCTTTCTGGTCTGGCGCCATTACATGCGCTCCAGGGATTCGCGGGTGAACCGGCGGCGCGGGCCGGTGGTCTCGATGACGTCGGAGCGCGACGGCGGCTCGACGCCGGCGGCGTCGATCTTGATCCGGCCGGCGCTGATCGCCTCCAGGGTCCGGATGGCGTCTTTGTAGCGGTCCTTCACCTGCTCGGGCGCCTGGTCGGCATAGAGCCGGTAGCGGGCGATGTCGCAGGTGACCTCGGTCAGGAGCAGCGGGAAGTTCGCCAGCGGCAGGGCGTACTTGGCCGAGACATAGCCGTCGACCATGGCGCTGGCGGCGTCCAGCGCCGGCTGGGCCACCGTGTCGTCGATGGCGTCGGCCGGGGGCGTGGAGCGATCAGTGAGCTGGATGATCTCGGTCTGGCCGAAGCGGGCCACGAGATCGGCGACGAGGGCGTAATCCATCCCTAAGCCCCCGGGTTGGGGCGCGCGGGCCTGGTCTTGGTCTTCGCCTTGGAGGGCTTGGAAGGAGTCCCCCGCGCCGGAGAACGGGTCTCAGGCGCGGGGGTGGCCTTGGCATCCGCCTCGGCCTGTGTGGGCGCCGGGACTTGGCCGGATCCGCCCTCGGGTATTTCCGCCCCAGACGACGCCAGCTCTGGAGCCGGCGCCGTCCCTTCGGAGGGCTTTTGATCGTCTAGAGCCTCGGCCGCATCGACCTTGCCGCGCCAGCCGGGCGCGACCGGAAACTGCAGCTCGATCACCGGATCCGTGAGGAGCTGGCGAAAGCCGTCCTCGCCGATCCGGTGGGCGATGATCGAGTCGATCTCGATGACGGCCCGTCCCGCCGCATCCCGCGCGCAGGAGGCGTCGAAGACGAGGCCTCCCCGGCGATAGGGAAAGCGGCTGGAGTGGGCGCGGATCATGGATCAGCCTAGCCGAGCCACGGCACGTTCAGCGGCGTCGCGGTCTTCCAGTAGATGTTGGAGCCGCCGGCGCCGCCGGGCAGGAACTCGGCGTTCAAGATCGCCAGGGCAGCGTTCTCGTTCGTGGGCGAATAGACCAGGAGGTCGGGGATCAGGCCGAGGGGGCGGCCATAGTCGCCCTTCATCTCCATGATGGCAGTGCGCGCCAGGCCGTAATTGGCGGGCGTCAGGGCGTCCGTAGATCCCCAGCAGAACTGGGGGAAGCCGAAGCCTACATTGTGGCGGCCGTCGATGCCGTACTCGAACTCTTTTCGGGAGAAGACATTGTCGTCGTTCGGGTGATCGCGGGCCACGAATTCGAAGGACTTGCGGTCCTGCCAGATGAGGGGCTTCAGCGGTCGCCCGGAAGCCATCAAAAACCAGGGCGGATTGCCGCCGCCGCCGGCCGTCTCCGGGCAGTTGGCATATACCGTGGGCTCGCCGTTCGCATCGGTGATCGGGTGCTCCAGGCTGAAATAGGGCTGACCATCGAAGCAGGGCGTGGCGAAACCAGCCGACAGCAGCCCGAAAGTCAGGCTGTCATTGTGGGCCATGGCTGAATAGCCCATCTCCTGGAACAGGGGCCCATAGAGGCCTAGGTTGTCGTCCTCGATGTCGTTGCGGTCGACACCGATGGTCAGCTCGAAATCCCTGTTCTTGATGGTGTAGCCGTAGGTGCTCATGTTCTGCACCTGACGGTCGCCCAGCCATTCGCGAACATTGGGCAGCTTGCCCAGCCAGCCGTACTCGTTTGATCCCGTGGTGGACGAAACGGGGGTCGACACCTTCTTGTAGTAGCTGGGGGCTTGCCCCAGGCCCTGCTGATAGAGGGCGTTGTAGCTGATCCCGAGCGTGCGGAGATTGGCGCCGTTAACGATCATGTGGGGTGCGGTCCTTAAGCGATGAAGCTGATGCCGGTCGCGACCCAGACGCCCTCGGCGTCCACGTCCACGATCTTGCCGGCGAGCGAACGGGTGCCCCCGCCATTGGTCAGGGCGACCGTGTGGTCATCCACGACATAGGCGGGCGCGCCGATATTGGCCTGGGCGATGAGGTCGCCTCCCGCCGAATTGTCCCAGCGGAAGATCCCCGCCTGGACCTCGACGGTGATCGCGCCGTCCGCGCCCAGGCTGTTGTCGGCGCGGCGATTGGCGCGGCCATCGGCGGTGAGGGTCGCCGACGTCGCGCCCGGGACGGCGCGGCCTTCGGCGTCCAGGCACACAAGCGCGCCCCCGTAGATCAGGACGCCGCCCTTGACGGCGCGGGACGCCCGGTCGCCGTCCCGGCGGTTGGTGTTTCGATCAGCGCTGAGAGCGGCCATCTAGAGCTTTCCTGCCAGTTGTTTCTTGGAGGCGAGGAACGCCTCCTCGGTGAGGCCCACGGCGGCGGCGGCGGCCCTCTCTTCGGGCGTCAGCGGCCCGTCGAGGTTCTGCCGGGCGCCAGTCGTGTCGACCACCTTGGGATCGAGGACGACGGGCGCGCCGGCCACGAAGGCGGCGAAGGCTTCGGCATCGGCCTTGAAGAGGCTGAGCGCGTAGCCCCGGGTCGCGGGAGTGATCTTGCCGGCCTTCACGGCGGCGTCGACGGCGGCGGTGGCCTTGGCCTCTTCCCCGCTGTCTTGCAGCGCCTTCACCTTCCCCTGGAGTTCGGTGAAGACCTCCATCGGCACAAAGGCCTTGGGATCCACGGCTTGGGCGGCGGCGGCGGCGATGCGCTCGGCCGCCGTGTCGGCCGTGGCCTTCAGCATCGCGGCGGCGGCCGTGATCTGCTCAAGCGTCGAGTCTTCGGCCAGGCCCAGAGCCTTGGCCAGAGCTTTGAGGTCCATGTCGTTCCTTTGAGGGTCGGCGCTGGCGACGGCCGCCAGCTCGGTGAAGTTGGCGAAGTTCAGGAGCGCGGCGTTCAGGATGCGCTTGAGGCGACCCGTGCTCTGCTCGAAACCGAAGTAGGGGCTGATGTAGCGATACTCTTTCGCCTTGATCTTGGCGGAGGCGGCATCGGTCCATTCGACGTCGGCGAAAATTCCCTCGGGCGTCGCTTCCATCCCGGTGATCCAGCCAGAGGCGGGCGCATTTCCCGCGACGCCGTCTTTCACGCCGAAGGGGATCTGATGATCATAGTCGATGGGAATCTGCGAAGAACCGGCCGTCGCGAGGGACGCGGCCACCACGGCCTGGGCGTGGGCGAGGTCATCCAGTCGATAAGGGCCGCGTCCATCCCGACCCGTCACGGTCCCCATGGGGAAGAGCTGGATGCGTTTCTTCGGCTCGCCATCGACCCCGCCGGCCTCTGCGGCGTGAGCGCAGAAGGCCAGACCAGGCACGGTCACAACGGTGGAGGGGCGGGTCTTCATGAGCCCCGACATTCGCTTAGCCGAAGGGGGCTCAAACACCCTGAACTAATTCAGGGTGAAGGCGCGCGGGAGCGTGGCGACGTCAGGGACTATCGGCTGAAAAAGAGGTTCTGAGAAGCCTCTGAGGCGCGAGTTAGAAGCGGCACAGCTCCAAAGCGTCGTCGCCTTGTTCCCAGAGAAGCCGCTGGGGAGGAAGCAGCACCGCCGTGGCGCTGTTGACCATTTGCCCGGTCCCAAGGTGGTAGACGTGCCGAAATGAGGGCTCAAGGAAGTGGATCGCCAAGGTCCCGTCTTTCAAAAGCGCGAAGCCCTTATCCCTGCGGCCATCGAACCCGGTCAGACCATTGAGGCTTAACTCTACTGGCTCAATGCGAAACATTCCGCCAAGCCGCCGCACCCGTTCGGGGGGCTCAGCCCCAGTTCTGAATTTGATTGGTTTGTGGACGGGTGTGGCGTCGTCCGAGCCAAAGTTGACGAGGATCAGAGTATTAGCTGATCCCACCGCAGGACTTATGCGAAGCGCCAACATTGGCTCCGCGCCCGTCACAAAGAGATCACCCGGCTTTAGGTCTTCCTCCATGACGAACTCGCCTAACCACCGTGCGCCGACCTGCATTTGCCTCTCTCCGATTCGCCCGCGCGAGTCAGATTACCCGCACAGCTCCAGGCTGGCGCCGAAGCTTGTCCACGTCCACCTTGGCCATCGAGGTCGAGGCCCACCACCCCTGGGCGCACCAATCCACCACTACGGTCGAGGCGCCGATCGCCGCGATGTACCGCCGCACGAGGAGAGAATCGCCGCCTGGACCAAAGCGCCAGGCGCGCCAGATTTCGTCGGGCTCGCGCAGGCACTGGCCGACCAGCTCAAGATCCGCGGTGGGTCCCCGAACCGCCCGGCCGACGCTATCCTTGAAGAGCGCCGGCCCGATCACCAGGCCCTCGCCGCTCTTGTCGGCGAAAATCACCGTCTTCTTCGCCGAGGCCCCAAACCCCGCCAGGAACGCCTCTCGGTCATGCGCGGTCGACGCATGGGCCCGCAACTCGGCCGACGCGCCCTCTTCCTTTTCATCTGGCGCGCCCATGGGCGACGGCGTATCGCGCTCCAGATAGGCCTTCCCGACGTTGTAACCCCAGCCCGGCCCGATGCCCTGCTCAACCCTGACAACCTCGCCGGTGCGCGGATTGGTCCAGCTGCGGGACGGAAAGGTGACCGGCTTATCCGTCACCTCCGTGCCGTCGCGCGCCAGCTCGGCCGCCGAGATCTGGACCACGGTGCATCGACAGCCCCAGTCGCAAGGCGGGTTGTGGCTGTCCCACCAGTCGTCGTCCACCGGCAGCGTCGTGCCATCCCACGCCTGGTGCTCGGGCCGAACGCGCTCATCCCCGGCCGTTTGATAGCGCAGATATTGCAGCGCCTCCTTGGTGGACTGGATCCGCTCCCACCGCCCGGCCGCGTAGGCGGTCCGCATGTTAACGTCGAAGATGGTCCGCAGGCGGCGGGGCGATCCGAGCTGGACCTCGCGCGTCTCGCCGGTCTGCGGATCCTGCGCCTGAGTCTTGCCCCACCACCCTTGAGCCTGAAGCTTGGGGCGCAGATCCTTCAGGAAGGCTTCAAACGTCGTCCCGTCCTTCATCGCGGCGCCCACATGGTCGCGGATGTCTTGCAGCACTGACGTCTTCATCGCCTTGGCGACGGTGAAGGCGCGGGCATGCTCCTCCTGCCACATGTCCTGCCAGGCAAAACTGTGGGCGAGGCCCTTCCCCTGGAAGTACTTGATCGCCTCGGCCGGCGGCAGGGGCTTGAGCGTGACGGCCATCTAGAGCGGTGGCGCGTCCGCGCTACTTGCGCGCCGAGGGGGCGGGAGGCGGCTCGCTCCGCGCCACGGCCTGGGCCTTCATCTGCGCGGTCAGCGCCTTGGCCGTCTGATCGAGTGCGAGCTGGGCCTGGCAGTAATCCTCCGCCTGCACGGAACACTTCTCGCCGATATGCTGGACGGCGAAACCGATGGCCTGAAGGTCGCGCGGGCTGAGTGTGACCGTGTAGCCCGTCTCCTTTGGGGCCGGCGCGAGTTTGGGCGGCGCGGGATCGGCCGCCGCTGCGGTGGCAAGCATCGCGGCGAGCGCGCCGGCCATGGCAAATCCAAAGCGCGCGCGGTGGGAAAAGTTCATGCGAGTTTCGTCCTTCTTCTCGTCAGAGGTTTCAGTAGGCGGAGCACACGACGTCGAGGGTCATTCCTGCCGTGGCGTTGTGATTGACGGTGAGCGCGCCTGTGGTCTTGGCGCTCACATAGGTCGTGGCGATGTTCGTCGCGGCGCTGGCATTGGTCGGATAAAGCAGGCAATGCGACGACGAACTCACGGGCCCAAGGGTCACGCTGTCGCTGGACGCCGCTGTCGTGGTCAGGCTCGTCGTGAAGACGATGTTGCCGCCGTAGCCGGATCCGCCGATCTGTAGCCAGTAGCTGGGGGCGCGGATCACGCCATTGATGGCGCTGATGCTGATGTTCAGATTTGAGTTGCTGGGATTGTAAAGCTGAAGCGAGCCGGCATTGGCGTCGTTTTGCCAGCAGCCCAATGTCGCCACCACCGTGCCGCCGTTGTCCGAAAAGACATTCTCTGCGTTTCCCGAGAGGCAGTTGAACACGTTGACGCTATTGCGCGTGATTGATGCTGAGAGGTTCGTGGTGCTGCCGGCCTCGTAGACCTCCAGACCGTAGGCGGATCCCTGCGGGTAGAGCTTGAGGTCCCCGTTGGCCGCATTGAGCACGCAGGTGTTCGTGGTCGCCCAATTGGTCTCGCAGAAGAAACTTTGACCGCCTGAGAGCACGACCGCGTTGCGGAAATAGACCGGGCATTGAAAGAGGTCGGCCGGCGCGCCGCCGCCCAGATTGTAGCCGAACTGGTTGGTGCAATCCTGGCTGTCGCCGGGCGTCCGCGTGTCCACGAGATACATGCCGCTGAGACCGTTCTCGAAGAGGAAGTTCTTGTCCGTGCTGTCCACGACGAAGGCGGGAAAGCAGGACAAGGTCCCGTGTGTTCCCGTGCAGGTCGAGGGAAAACCCGAGCGCGCCTCGATGTCGGTTCCTTTGAAGCTCACGCCGATGGAGTTGGTGAGGTTCAGCGCCTGGATCGCGTAGAGTCCCGTGGTGTTGACCAAGGCGGACGGGGTTCGCGGGTCATTCGGGGGCAGGTAGACCAGCGTCATTGACGCGTTGTAGGCGGGCTGGATCGCGCCCCCGATAAAGGCCACGTCGTCGGCATAGCTGCCGCTGATGCCATAGACGTCCGCGTTGATGATCGTCTCTGTGGTGGGCGCGTCGGCCGCGTCGCCATTCCAGCAAATATACTGGCCCTGCACATCCTTCAGCGACGTGACATAGTTGCCGTCATCGAACTTGAAGGAGCACTCGTTCCAGGCGCCATCCGACACGCGGACGTTGGTTACGCTCTCATCGAAGGATTGACCGAACTCGATCCCGGCGGCGCCCGGATCGTTGAAGAGATCGATACCGAGATCCCGGATCGCGGTGCTGGTCTGATAGACGCCGCCCGATGTGAAGGTAGAGCCGTCGATATAGATGGCGGAGGTTGTGACGCCGGCCTCGGGGAAAATCGTGCATCGCCCGGCCGTCTGGCCAGTGTCACCCTCGGGGCCGGAACCGCTGAGAATCGCTCCGCTGTCTGCGGGCTCGGTGATCAGGATCCCCGTAGACGTTTTGAATTCACCTTCGCAGGTCGCCGGGGCGCCCGAAGTCGCCAGGGCGACGAAGGCCGGGCTGCTGTCTGAGACGCCCAATGGATCCGCGCCGAGCGGGTTGATGCTGTTCGTAGCGAAGGCCGCTAGCGATGCGGGTGTGCATGCACGGTAGGAGCCACCTTGAAGGCAGCGGATCGGTTCGGTCCCGGCCAGCGGCGTTGTTGGGGGTCCATCGGTCTGAGCATGGGCCAACCCCGCGATGGCCGCGATTCCCAGGGCGAGAATGGCCCGCACAATAGATTTAGCCGCCATCGACGATGACCCTCCAGCCAAGTGCGGTCGCCGTGAATTCGGCGACGGTGTTTGAGATGTTTTGTGGCCAGGATGTCAGGACCTGGTCGTGATCCAGGATCTTGTCCGAGCCGGATGCGTCATAGGTCCAGGGATGAATCCCCGCCTTGTTGCGGATATCCTTGAACCGGATCTTCGCGCCGATCCCGGCGACCGAGATCAAGGGAAGGGTCACGGTCTGGGAGGTCGAGGTGTCGATCAGGTAGTCCTGGTTCGGAGACACGACCCCGTCATAGAGCTGGCCTGGACCGACCGTGGCGGCGACTAGCGTGAAGGGACGCGACAGGAGTTGCACCTCGCCGCCCGTCACGATCTCGACCACGGTATGGGTCAGCGCCACCGAGGCGACGCCGCCCGGCAGAAGCGCCGCGAGGCCCGCGACGGGCAGACTGAACAGAAGCTGGCCGGCCGCCACCTGGATCACGCCGCCGACTGAGAGCGCCACCGCGCCGCCCGCCGTGAGGACGCGCTGGACGAAGGTGCGGCCCGTGAGCACCTGGGGGACGTCGGGCCCCGGCGGCGCCGGCTGGGTCAGCTCGACCAACAGCACCGGCGCCTGGCCGGCGCCGACGATGGCCGCGCCGTCCGAGGCGTAGCCGCCGCCGCCGATGACGATGAGCGTCAAAGCCTCTCCCCCACGATGCCGGCCAAGCGCGAAGCGAAGCTCGTCTCGGCGATCAATTGGGCGATCTTGTCGACGCTCATGGCGTCGATGGCCCCGGCCAGGCGGTCACGAACCTCCTCCAGACTTGAGCAGCCGGCGACCAGGTCTTCGGCCGGTCCGATCAGCGCCTCGGCGAGGGGCCGCCAGTCACCGAGCGCCGCGTCAATTCCAAGGTCGATGGAGTCGGGGTTCGTGGGATCGACCACGGAGGCCGCCGCCCCGACCTTCGATTGGCTTTTGAGAAGCTTTGAGAGGCGTGAGAAGGCGCTCGCCGCCGCCTCGGCGGGGTCAGTGGCCAGATCGGAGACCTCCGCCCTGTCCGCCGCGTTTTCGGGTTGGGCCTGAATGGGGGTCGGCGGGGGAGTCAAAACCGGCTCGCCCTCGTCCGGTTCAGGGGCGCCCAACTTGTCGCGAACCCACTTGAGCGGGACCTTGACGCCCATCGGCACGAGGGTCCCCAGGCTATCGGTCAGCAGCTTGATGTCTACCGCCTCGGGCAGGCCGATCCGCATCTTGGGATAGACGCCGCTTGGGGGTGGACCATTGTTCAGGTCGACCATGGGCCGCACCAGGTCGCGGTTGAGCGTCGCCCCCAGCATCACGGCGTCGGCCGCCAGGATGTCGCGGCGCACCTCGTTATGGATCTTGCCCACGGCGTGGCCGCCCGCGATGGCGTCCGTGGTGGCCGTCTGGCCCAGGACCACCTTGGAGACCTGCTGGTCGCAGTAGTCGGCGAGGCCCTTATAGAGCGCGCTCGGATCTCCGCCGCCCGACCCCTTCTTGCCGTCGATGAATTCGATCTCCATCGACTTGGAGATTACGGCCGCCGCGTCGGAACCGATGTTCGAGACCGCCTGGGCGAGCTTGCGGATATTGTCCTCGGTCTCGCCGACCTCGTGCTTGCCGAGGCGCAGCGGCATGCCGAAGACCTCGGCGAAGGCCACCCAATCCTTTATCGTGTAGTTCTTGAACATCCACGACCAGGCCACGGCCCTGGCCATGCCGCCACGGATGGCCGTGCCGCTCTTGGCCGGATGGCGATGGTCGATGAACTTGAAGGGCGGCAGCGGCAGGTCTTCGCCGATGTCGCGCAAGAGCAAGGTCTCGCCATCCACCCAGTCGAACCGGAACCAGCGCGGATCCCGGCGCTTGAGGGCGCAAGGCATCCACTGGGTCTCGCTCATCTCCCAGATGATCTCGGTGGCGGAGAAGCCCTTGCCGATGGCGTCCAGGATATCAAACAGCTCCATCTGGAGCTGCTCGCGCTTCAGCCAGTCGCGGATCAGCTTGGCGTCGGCCTCGGCGCGGGCGCTGTCGTCGGCCGCCTCGACGGTGATTTCAAGCTGGGCGACGGCGCGTTTGCGGGTGCCGAGGACGCCCAGATAGTGGAGATCCTTCTCCTCCATCTCCTCGGCCAGATCGAGGTAATTGATGGGGATGGACTGCTCGGCCTCCAGCAGCATCTGCGCCAGGCGTCGGGGCGTCAGGTGTTGGGCCGGGTGCGTGGAGAAGATGTTCCTCACGCTCATTACCGAGGGCGCGGCGACCTCCTGGCGCAGGACCGCGAACTGGATGGGTTTGCCGTACTGATCGACCAAGGGCGGCGGCCGTTTTCCTACCAGGCCGGCCATCACCAAGCTCCTCTATGGCGCACTAGCTCGCGCCTCAGGCTGGAGCCGGCGCGGGCGCTCCGGTCATCCGGATCGAAGTCGCTGCGGGAATCGAGGGCCGTCCTGCGCGGGACCGGGGTGTAGTCGAACTCACTGATCGGCGTGTCCGCCGCCCGGCAGGCGAGGCCGGCCGCCCAGAAGCGGTCGGCGTGGACTTCGCCCTCATTGACCAGGCGCACCTGGCCCTGGGCGCCGCTGGCCTTCTTGATCGCCCGGAGATCCGCGCGGATGACCGGATCCGGCGGGATGCGAATGAGACCGTCCTCGAAGCGCTGCACAAGTGAGGTGGCGAGGTCGAGGCGGTTTGGACCGGTCAGCAGGACGCCGTTCACGCGGTAGGCGCCGTGGGCGACCTGAGCGTCCTCGACCACCTTCTCACCCATGCCGGTCTGATCGATCCACCAACGGGTGACGCGATACTGGACGAAACACCGATCTCGGTTCTGGGTCAGGACGGCGAACTTTTGGCCGACCAGCTCGATCCGCTCGCGCAGCCACAGCACGTCGCCGACCAGCTCGAATACCCACTGTATCTGACCGTCCCGGCGGCGGGCCACGTCCTCGCCCCCATAGACCAAACCCCCGCCGTAAAGCTCCGGCTTGCCCGCATCGGCATGCTCACACGCGGCCAGGTGCTCGGGCTTGATGAGAGAGCCGGCCCCTTGGGTCGGGACGCAATCCAGTTCCTCCTCGGCGTCGTCGCCATAAAAGGAGCGGATATCCGCTTCCCATTCGACCTTGCCTTCGGGCGTCGGCGTCTCGCGTTTGACGAGGCAGACGCGCTCATAGAGCCCATCGGCCATGGCGTCGGCGAAGGTGATCTGCAGCACCTTCCCGCGCCTGCGACCGGCTTTGATCTCGTCCACGAGCTGGTTGAAGGGGTTGGCGATCCCGTCGTGGGTGGAGATCACGATCACCTTGCCGCCCCAGATCAGGAGCGCCATGGCGGCCTTGAGCATCTCGGCCAGGGCGTCGTGGAAGGCCGCCTCGTCCAGTATCACGATGCCTTGCATGCCGCGCAGCGACCTCGGCCGGCTGGGCAGGGCGAGGACCTTATGTCCGGAGGCGAAGGATATCCGGAAGGCCTGGACCTTCTCGCCCTTCTGATCCTCGAAGACCTCCTCGCCGACCTCGGCGGCGGCCACGCCATAGGCCTTGGCCCACATGCCGCAGGTCTCGATGAACTCCCGCGCCATATCGAGGTTGTAGCCAATATAGAACGCATCCTGGCCGCCCCGGGCCTTGGACGCTTCCAGAGCGGCGTAGGACGCCACGCCCCAGGTCAGGCCGATACGCCGGCTCTTGGGGATGACGGTGAGCGAATTGGCGATGAAGGCTTCGACGGACCTTCGCTGATAGGCGAGCAACACGCCGTCGATGGGCCGGCCATCCAGCACCTCTGGGAGCTTAGCGTCCGTCTTCTCGAAGGGACCATGGGCGGCGTCTGTCACCTAGGTCGCCTCATCGATGAGGATGAGCACGTCATCGACGGTAAGCGGCTTCGTGGCCACCGCCTCGGTGAGCAGCCGCTTGAGGGTTGGGCGTATGCGGCGCAGCACGTCGAGGGCCACTTGGGCCCCGAGGCGTTGGCAATGGCGACAATCAGCCTTTTCGCCGCCGCAGAACCCATCCGTGAAATGGTGGACGCAGAGCGAGGCGCGGGCCGCCTGGATGGCGCGCTCGCGCAAGGTCGGGAGGCTCTCTCGGGCTGAACCCATCACGGCTCGATAGAGCGCGGGGTCCGACGACGGGAACATGATGGCTCGCGCCTCGTCTTGCGCGGTGGTCACGCCCCCACCCCCAGAATCTTGGCCATGATGAAGTCCGCGGTGCTTGCGGAAAGGCCGGCCTCGGCGGCGGAGTCTTTCACCGCGCCGGCCGCCGCCTTCAGCGCCTCGCGCCGAGCGATGATGGCCCGGTCGTTGTCGATCTTGGCGGCGCTGGCGAGCTGGGCGAGCGCCTGGCTGAGGAACTTGGCGTCCTCAGGGGAAAAGGTGACCGGCTGCGGCTCGCCGTCTTCGTTGTCGACGGTCGCGGTGATCGTCTGCATCACCACCGAGTGCATCAGCTCAAGGTTCAGGCGCTGAAGGCGGTTGTCGCTCTGGTCGCCAAACCGGTCGACGAGGGCGAGCGCCATGTCCCGGCTGTGCTGCATCCGCTCCTTGAGGGCGGCCAGACCCTTGACGTGACGCCCCAGCGCCGAGCGCGAGATCTCGACGTCGAGCGAGCCTAGGTGGGCCATGATCTCGTCGATGGTGCGGCCCTGAACCCGGAGACGCCCGATCAGGGTGCGGACCTCTTCCGGCAGGCGGTCGATGGAGCTGGGTTGCTTCGCCATGGGCCCTAGGCCCCCGGCGCGGGCCGCTGGATCCCTGGCACGGTGGCTCGGCCGTCGGCGACATCGAGGCCGCGCTCGGTCAGCGTGGCGATGGTCATGGACCCCACGTCCGAGGTCTCGACCAGACCCTGCTCGGCGAGCCACGCCAGCTCGCTCTTGATCTGGTCGCGGGTCGCCATGATGCCGAACTCGGTCGTGACCGTGTGGATGATCGAGGAGTTGGCGCGATAGCCCGGCGCGCCCGAGAGCGCCCGCAGGCAGGTCAGTCGAAGGTGCGCCTGGAGGACGTTGCTCACCGGCTCATCCCTTCACCGCCGATGGCGCGCTTGATGAGGAGGCCCTCGATGCGGTCGATGCCGGCAGCCGCCCCCTGGACCTGTTCCTTGAGTTTGGCCGCCTCCACCTTGATGTCCAGGACGTCGGCCTTGGTGGCGAGCCCGGCAAGAGTTGTGCCCTGGCCAGCTAGAACGCGGCCCTGAGCGTCGACCTTCCGCTTCAGCTCGACCGCCTCGTGACTCGTATGCCAATCGCCCGCCTTCTTCTCGGCGGCCGTGATGCGGTCGCTCAGCTCCTTGGCGACGCCACGCCGACGCCACATGGTGTCTCGGAACGCGACGAACACGGCGCTGGCCGTGGCGATGAGCGCGCAGACGGTACTGACCGTCTCCGCCGCCTGAGGCAGCAAGACCATGGCGGCGAACTTAGGCGGCGGGCGTGGCGGGCGGAGCAGCCTGGGCGGCGACGGTCGCGGTCGCATGGCTGAAGAGGCTGCCGACCACCGCGTTCACGTGGTTCTCAATATAGGCCAGGGCGTCATTGGCGCCCTTCAAGGCCTCGGGATCCAAAGCAACGCCGAGGGGCCCTAGGTTGGACATCGCGGCGGTGACGGCGTCATCCACCAAGACCTGCAGGCCGCCTTCGAGGTTGTCGAGGATGGCCGTGGTGACGCCTTGCGGGCCACTCTTGACGTAGATGGCTTCGGCCTGTGTGGCCATGTCCAGAAGCTCAGGCACGATCTTGGCCGAGGTGATGAGCTTCTTGATCGGGTCGAAGACCCATTTGGAGAGAAGGGACACCGGGGGTACTTCCTTTCAACGGACGGGCGGGATTGCGGGTTTGACGCTCTGGAGGATGCCGAGCGTCACCGGGGTGGCGGCCGGACTGACCACGGCGGCGATCAGGCGCTGATGCGCCAGGCGCTCTTCCAGGTAGGCCCAGGCGATGGAGACGAGGCCAAGGACGACGCCGACGCCCATCTGCGCCACCTGGCCCTGTTGCACGCCCGTGAAGCCCATACCGGCGGCGGCGGCCGTCAGGGCCTTCTGGGCGTAGGTCTTGATCAGGTTGTCGACGAACGACGGCACGACCGCGACCGGCGGAGAGGCGTTTGTATCGCTCACGGATAGGTGCTCCAGGGCAGTTGAAAGTGACCCCAATCCTTGAAGGTCTCCCAGTCGCCGCCCCACTCGACCGGCAGGTCGAGCGCCAGGGCCGCGCCTTTGATCTGCTGGGCGACCCAGCCATAGACCTGAGCCTCACGGCCGGGGGCGAAGCTGATCTCGCCGGCCACCAAAGGCGTCACATCGACCGCGCGGCAGAGGCCGTCGTCGCTCGCCAGGTGGCGGGAGTGCATGGTCATGGAGTGGCCGCTGGCGCAGGCTTGCGCCTCGGCCTCGACCGTGCGGATCCCGTAGGTCACCACGAACGGCTGGGGCGCTTGCGCCGCCGCGCGGATGATCTTGGCGAGGTCCGGGTGGACCTTCTCCAGATTGGCTTCGGAACGGGTGTCCATGGTCGGACGCTAGAGGTCCGAAGGCGGGCAATCCGCCCTGAATTAATTCAGGGTGAAGGGGTCAGCCGAAGAGGCGGCCCTGACGGCTTGGCAAGGATGGTGCCTCGGCGAGGGTTTTGTAAACCCATCGCTCGGTGATCCCCAGCTTGCGGGCGATATCGGCACGGGTCAGGCCCTCGGCGTCCAGGCGCCGGATCTCGGTTCGGGTGGCCGGCATGACGGGAACGTCGATCCCTACGCCATGGAAGGCGGCGGCCAGGCGCTCGGCGGCCTGCTGGCCCACGGCGACAGTAATCGGATGGTGAGCGCCTGGCTGGCGGGGGACGTAGAGCCGGCGACCCCCAAAGGCCTGGGCCAGAGCCCGCGCGCCGTCCTCGCCCAGCAGCCGGACGAGGTTGGCGGCGGTGGCCTCCATCCCCTCGATCTGCTCGTCCGCGCGGGTCATTTGCGCGCCTCTAAAGAGGCCCTGAGAGCCTTCTGAGTGGCCTCCTGGAAGGCCTTGAACCGCTCGGTGCGACAGCCCCAGGGCGCATTGCGCCAACGCCTGGCCGCCTCCTGGCGCGCGGCCTCGGCCGCCGCCACGAGAAGGTCCGGCTGATGGGGCGCCGGCTCAGCCACGGCCGCCGCGCGCCTCCAGGAGCTTTGTCAGTCGCGCTCTGATCTCGTCGGGGTCGCCCGACTGATCCCAGCCGGCGCGTTCCGCCATGGCCTTGAGCGCCTCGATCAGCTTGTAGAGACGCGCCGCGTCGGCCTCACGTAGAGGCTTCCCGATCTGCTTGACCGCGAAACTGTCCAGGGCCGCATCCGTGCGATCTCGCACGACGCCGAGCTGGTGGAGCGAGATCCACAGCGCCCGCGCCTTCCGCACTGCCGGGGGATCGACCAGCCGGAGCTTCGTGTTGCGAGCCAACACCTTTGCGTGTGGCTTCCACCCCTTGGCCTTGAACTCATCGAGGACGAGCCCGAGCTGCCGGTCCGTGCAGGCCTTGGCGGACTCCTGCCCCGTCAGCCGCGTCAGAACGGCGCGATAGGTCTCCTCATCGAGACCCAGTTCCTTGCGCGCGATGGCGACCTTGGCGAGGGCGGCCCGGGCGGTCACAGCCGGACCGCCAAACTTTGTTCGGTGCTAAACCAGTCGCCGTCTCGGTCCCGACGTAGCCGCACCCGGGCCATTGTGGGGGCGCCGTTTGGCATAACGTAACGAGCGGAGACCGTGATATTGCCTTGAGCGGTCTGTACGAGGTGTGCCTTCGCCGGTGCGGTCCAATCGCCGGGCACGATCTGAAACAGCTCAGCGATGGCTGGCGTCCAATCTACCGAGACCTTAAGCGGGCGGCGCTTGGCGCTCATATCCCGACTCCCTCGATGACGGCGGCGACGATGGCGTCACAGGCCGCCCGCTCCCGCTCATCGACCCGCAGAAGCGCCTCGGTGGCGACGCGCGCATGGATGACGCTGGCGTGGTGGCGTTCGACGATCCGGCCGATCTGGGGAAAGGACATGTCGGGCCTCAGAGTCTTCGAGGCCCAAAGGGCCCGGCGCCGGGCGCGGTCGAGGGCCTTGCCCCGGCGATGAGCCAGGAGATCGGCGGCCTCAAAGCCGGCCTTGGTCGCCACGACATTGAGGATCAGGCGGACGCGGGGCCTCATCGCGCATACCTCGGGACCTTGACCGGACCCGCCACGGCGACGCGCCGGCCGCCCGCGATCTGGCGATGGTGGACGCAATAGGTGTCCCCTTCGGGCGAACGGCGAGCGCAGTGGAGCTGGTCGATCCCCGTGGCGTCGCCGACCGGGAATCTGCAGTCCCTGGCTGCAAGTTCGATCAGGCGCTTGGCCTGGACCGTGGCGGCCTCGCGGGAGGGCGGATGGCCGACACAGACGACGACAGGCACATGGGATTTTCGCCCGGGCGCCAGGACCACCATCAGCTGGTCAGGCGCCGCCTCCGGCCCAGGCGGCGAGGGGATCACCGTGCGGGACTTTGAGGCTTTTTGGCGCGGCGTGACGGGGGCGGAGCGCTGGGCCCGAGGCCCACTCAGCCCCAGGCGATGGATGATGCCAATGACGCCGTTGCGGGACTTCTTCAGCCCGAGGGTCTGCGCCAAGAGCGCGCTGATCTCAGTGGCGGACTTGCCCTCGGTCCAGAGGTTGGAGACCAAGACCTTGGCATCTTCGGTCCAGCGATTGTCGGGGACGATGTTCATGACCGCACCACCAGATCAAAAACGAGAGTGACCGCCTCGCCAAAGTGGGCGTTGATCTCCGCGCCCCAGTCTCGCCCCACGCGGTCAAGGGCCAGATGAGTGCGGAACCGGAGACAGGGCGTCGGGAAATCCGGATCCAGGGCGACGGGCTCACACCAGGACCGCCAATAGGCCTCGCCAGTCTTCTCCAGCAGGAAGGCTAGCGGATGGCCTGGGTCCGGCGCCCACGCGGCTGTCTCGACCGGCGCCTCGGCATAATCCTCCCAGCGCCGCTGGCTGAGCCAGGTGCGGGCGTGGGGGATGTAGAGCGAGTCCAGCTTGCGGCCGGCCACGAAGGCCCGATAGCGGCCGGCGGCGGCCACGATGACCTCCGGATCCGCGCCCTCGCGGACCCGGCGCTCGAACACCTGGCGCGCGGCGGCCTTGGGGTTATCCGGCCGGTCCGGATAGGCCGCCCAGAAGCGCTCGAAGGCGACCGGCTGGGTCTTAGAGTTCGCGCGGCTCATGGGGCTTGCAGGGCCTTCACCCGCACGGCCCGCATGGCGTCAATGGAGTCGACGAAGACCTGGCTTTCGGACGCCGTCAGGACACGCGGGCCACAGCCACGGTCGCGGATGATGATGCCCCAGACCAGCCCGTATTCGAACTCCGATAGGGCGTCGCCGTAGAGCTGGATCAGCGCCTCGGCCTCCTGGATGAGATCGAGGGTGCTCATGACGCGGCGGCGTCCAGGGCGACATGGACCCAGGGCGCCTGAGGATCGGCGCGGCGGTACATGTTCACATACCGCTTCGAGCCCACGACGCGGATCGAGTCGCGGATGGCCTTCATCGCCTCGACCCACTTGGGCTTCTCGATCTCGTAGGTCAGCAGCTGCAGCAGGCGTCCGCGATTGATCTGGTTGGCGTGATCGACGTCGAAGGCGCCATTGATCAGCACCCGAAGTTCGTCGGGGATATCGTCCGACCATTCCTGGATGCACTCGTCCACCAGGCCCTTGGCGACCTGCAGTTCCGGGCCGAAGACGATCTGGTCGGAGACCTGGACCTTGACCCGCAGCAAGCCGTCGAAGCTGGTGAAGGTGAGGTTTCCCTTGGCCCCGCCGCGCGCCTTGTACTGCTGTTCCAGGAGGGCGACGAAGCTGTCCACGTCATCGAAGGTGTGGGCGCGGAAGCGGGCGATCTCGGCGGCCAGGGGCTCGGCATAACCCACGATCTTGCGGACCAGATCATCTTCCAGCTTGCGCTGGGCCGGCACCGCGTCGACGGGAACCAGAGCGCCCTTAGGGTCGGTCATGTAGAGGCGGCCGGAGATCGAGACATGGCCCGGGGCCAGCTCGACGGCGGTGGGCGTGAGGTCGTTCATGGTTTGTCCTTTCAAGTGTTACGGGCCAGCCAGACGGCAGCCTCTAGGGCGAGTATTGTGAGGGCGACGGGGGTCAGGACGTGTCGCAGCCGCAGGCGGCGACGCCAGACCCGACGCCAGCGCGTCAGGTCGCCGAGGGCGGCGATATCGACGAAAAGGGGGCCTTGCCGGGTCATGCCGCGCCTCCCGCCGGGTTGGACCAGGCAAGGAACGGTCGCCCCGGAATGCGCGGGGGCGGCTCCAGGTCGCGGTTGGAGACCCGGGCGCTGTCGAGATAGGCCTCGACGCACTCCACGCCCGTCTCCAGCGCCAGCAGGAAGTAGTGGAGCTTTTCCGGCGTCAGGACCCCAGCCTTCGCCAGGGTTTCGATAGCCCCGATGTTTCGGCGCATGTCGTTGATGATGAGGAGGGCCATCTTAGGCGGTCTCCCCAAAGCGCTGGGCCCAGGCGTCGCGCAGGTCCGTGACATCCAGGGGCGCGCCGCTGGCGCGGGCGGCGCGGACCGCCAGCTTCATGGTCTTGGTGAGGGTGCGGATGCCGCCGCTCTTGCGGCCGATCTCATGCAGGTAGGCCAGCGCCGGGCCCTTGGTGACACCCCAGGCCTCGGCGATCACGCCGATGTCTTCCGCGAGCGGCCGGGGCTGGCTGTGGCGGATGCCGAGACGGCTGTAGAGCTGGGGGTATTTCCTAAGGTTGGCGACCAGGGTCTCATCGCCGACCAGGGCGATCCCACACTCGGTGTCGTCGTGGATCGAGCGGATCTCGTCGAGGGCCTGGGCCGAGAGGTGCTGGGCCTCATCGATGATGATCAGCGCGCCGGCCCCGCGCACCCGCGCCCGAACCCGCGCCGAGAGCACCTGGGGCGTCCCCTTGGCTTCCTTCTCTCCCATGGCCGCTAGGATCGCGATCAGGAGCGTCGCGGCGCCCCGGTTCGAGGGGCTGGCCGTGACCACCGTCACCTGACCGCGCGTGGCGGCGTATTGCTTGATCGAGGCGGTCTTGCCGACGCCGGGCGGTGTCGAGATCAGAGCCATGTCGCCCAGATGCGCCATGGCGAGACAGGTCATCATCCGGCGCGACGACAGGGTCTGCTGGAAGTGCGGCTCCGTCGGCATGATGGCTTCGAGGGAGGCCTTCTCCTCAAGGCCGAGGAAGAAGCGATGGACCCGCGCCGGGGTGTCCATGTGGCCGTAAATGCTGCCACCGTTATAGGTCCCGGGAACCCACTGAGAGAGGGTTCCGGCCGTGGCGCCCGTGACCTTGGCGAGGTCAGCCCAGGAAAGGCCGGCCGAATCCTTATAGGCCCGCAGCCGGTCGCGGAGATCGTCGATCTCCTCGGGGGTAAACTCGGTTTTGCCGAGATTGGCGTTCATGGTAGGCGTCCTTTCGTTGCTGTGTTGCAGTCCAGGCGGCGGAGGGGTTCCAGCCCTCCGCCGCCACCTTCATTCGACCAGGCGCAGGGGGGCTCTCGCCTCCGGCGCCGGGGCCAAATCCTCAAAACTCAAGCGATCAATCAGGGGCGCGCGCACCACGGCGGCGGCGGCCGTGCCGCGATGGCGAACCGGCCGGATGGCGGCGGCGGGCGGCACGGTCGGGGCTGTGTCGTCGATGGGGAGAAGCGCGGCGATTTGGCCGGGTGAGAGCAGCTGCTCGGCCTCGGCGGCCCGCCGCGTCGCGGCCCGCCAGTTGGCCTCTAGCTTGGCGCGCGCCTTGGCGGCGGACACATCCAGGAAGCCGGTCGCCTCAATGGCCTCGGCGGTGACCAGGAATCGGCCCTCCAGGTCGTAAACATGGACCGGCAGGCTGAGGTCATCGGGGTCGAACCGGACCGTCACGCGGGTCCCGGCATGGGCGCTGAGTTCCGGCGACCAGTAGCGGTTCTCATAGAGGTGAATGGCCCCGGACTGGCGGTCCGCGGTGACCTGATCGGCGGCCAGAAGCGCCATCCGCAGGTGCTCAGGTGTCGCCTTGCGGACCGTGGCGCGGGCGTAGGAGTGCTCGAACGCCTGGTCAAAGCTCCCACCGCGTGACGTCTCGGTGCGCCGACCCAGGCGCGCATTGTGGGCGGCGATAACCTGGCCCGCGTTGGCGATGAAGTCGGCCAGATCGACCGCCTTGGACCCGTAGTTCTCAGGCTTGGCGTCTGGCTTGTTGCCGGTATAGGCGCCGGCGAAAGCCGGGTGCTTGGCGCCATGATCGCAGAGGTCGCGGAAACCCCGCTCGATGGGCTTGGACTGGCCTCGATAGGGAGTCGCCCAGTGGATCTCGACGCCAAGCGAGGTGAGGAGGCCAGCCGGATCTTCGTCGCGGATCTTGAACCGAAAACGGGTCTTCGCGCCGCCGGTGATGGCCTTGGACGCAAAGGCCCGGCCGTTGTCGAGGAGGCAGCCGGCCGGGATGCCGTAGGTCTTGAAGACGTCGGCAAAGGCCAGCCGGGTCAGGGTGACGTTCTCGGATTCGCCGATGCGCCAGGCCAGGACCTTGCGGCTGTAGACGTCCTGTATCGCCACCATCATGGGGCGGCCGATGCGGCCGTCCGGCCAGCGGACGAAGACGTCCCACTTGTGGCCGTCGATATTGACCAGCTCCAAGGCCTCAAGATCGGCCACGGTGCGTTGCTGGGGCGGCAGGGCGCGGCGCAGGGCCTCGGCCCCGTCGCGTTGCGACAGGATTACCCGGCCGTCGACCTCGCGCTCCAGTTTCCTCTGCAGCGTCTTGACGTGAGGGATCTCGATGCCGCGCGGCGCCGCCCAGGCTTTGAGGCGGTGGTAGCAGCTGCTGTAGGTCGGCTTCTCGGGCCGCAGATAGTCGCTTTTGAACACCTGCCAGGCCAGATCGTCGATCTCCGCCTCGGCGCCGCCGCCGACCCGCCGCGCGGCAAGCCGTGGCAGCCGGTCGAGTGCGCTGGCGCCGGCGCAAAGGCTCATCCAGCCCCAGATTGTCGCTGCCGACACGCAATGGGTGGCGGCCACCTGGGCGACGGCGGCGGAGCGCGTCTGGCCCGAGCGTTCGATAGCCGCGACCACATCGAGGGCCCTCATCCGGCGACGCGCTTCCTCACGGACCTTGTCGCTCTGGCGCTCAAACCAGGCCCACTGGCTATCCGGCGCGGGCGTCGGTCGAATAGGAACGACGTTAGGGGCGATATCGCGGACGCTGAGGAGCCCGCGCCGGGCCATTTCCGCCGTGGCGGCGGGTGGCAGGAGATCGACGTGATATTCCAGGCCACCGCCCCGCCCCGCGCGGGGGCGGCAAAGGTCTGACCCGTCAGAAGCCTTACGAAAGGCCCACTTCTTGTCGGCCGCCAGCTCGTTGATCTTGCGCTTGACGCGCGGCAGGCCAGGCAGCGCCAGTGCGGCCAGATCGGCGGCGGTGTACCAGAGCTTTTGCCCCCCCTCGACGCTCACTTGCGCCGCTCCTGACCGCTCGCGCGGGCTATTTCGGGGGCGACGCGGCGCAGCACCTTCTCCCGCTGGCGCAGCCGCTCGATCTGGCTGGCGATGTGGCCCAGCTCGACGGTGAGAACCTCTTCGCCGACCACGGTCCGACAGCCGATTCGACGGCAAAGTGCGTCCAGGACGTCGTAGCGCTGGGTCTCGGCGATGAGCGCCAGGAAACGGCTGAGCGAGATGTTGTGGCTCTCGCGCGCCTCGGCCGAATAGGCGTCCAGCATGGCCTTGGAGACCTCATCGGCCAGCAAGGCCGACATGCCCCCGGCGATCTCGAAACGGCTGCGGGGATCATCCTTCAGAACCGCGCTCACCGCCGAGGCGACGGCGCGGTCGATCCCGGTCAAGCCACCTTCCTCGCGCGACGTGGCGGCCGGCTCGAAGCTGAAGGCCAGTTGGTCGGTCGAAAAGGCAGGGCGCCGCTTATTCGGCATCGTCCGCCTCTTTCAGATATTCCGCGCCCTCGTCGATTGTGGCCTCAAGCGTGGTGATCTTGTCGCCCAGCTCATCGCAGTCGAAGACCACGGGCCCGAAAACGTCGCCCCAGTCGGCGGACAGGCGCTCGATGGCGGCGCGCATCTTGGCGATCTCGCGCTTGGCGCGGGCCTTTAAGACGGCGGTCTTGACGCCATAGCTCCAGGCGCGGGTCCGGCGACGCGTCATGCGGCCTCCCGATCATCTTCGGTCTCGTCGTCTTCGAGATCCTCGGTCGCCGCATCGAGTTCATCGAGCATGGCGATGGCGGTCGCCGCCACATACTCAAGCCACTCGCGGAGCTGGGCCTCTGACCGGGGTTTACGCATGCTCGCGCCCCACCCGGATCGCTTCACTGATCGCCTCGGCCTGCGCCTTCAGGCTGATCAGCGCCGGGTCTTCCGGCGCCGCCGCGATATTGGCTAGGAGATCGAGCATCAGGGCGGCGACCAGCGCCTCCTGGCTCATCCGCCCGACGTTCCACACCCGCCGGGCATGCGCGTAGGCCAGCTGCTTGCGCTCGGCGTCGCTGAGGTGGTCGGCGGTGACCGGCTTCTTGACCGGCCACGCGTCCATGGCGTCGGCTTGGCGCAGGGCTTGCTCGGCGACGGCGGCCGGCATTCCCTTACTGAGGCCGTTAGCCGCCCAATCCCGCACGGTCTCGGCCGCCCAGCTGTTCTGCGCCCTCAAAAGGAAAACCGGCTCATCCGCCGGAATGCTCCCCACCTTCACAAAGGCATCCCAGTCCGCGCGCCCGGTCTTCATGGCTGCACCCGACGGCGCGCGGGGACGCGGTAGCGAGGGCGAATCACGCCTGGGAAGGCCACCTCGTGGGCGCGAACCGCTAGATTGAGGAGATCCCTGCGGGCCTCGACATCGCGGATTCTAAATGCCGCCTCCCGCAACGCCGCCGTTGCCAAGAGTACCGCGAGGGCTTCTGAGCGACGGCAGTACCACGCTACGATTTGGCGTTCAGTGAACCGCATCCACTTCACAGGAAGGCGGCTCACTTCGCGGCCCTCTTGAAGGTGATGACCCAGCCTCGGGTTTTGGCCTGTCGGGCTAAGCGTTGAAACGCGTCCTCAAGCTCGGCGCCGCTGATCCGGAGGACCGAGGACTCTAAGGCGTTGACCGCTTTCTGGGATGCTGTCTGTTTGGGCTTGCCCTCGGGGGCCGAAGCGATGGCGTCGGCAAACTCCACCCCCTCACTGATGCTGGTGGCCACCTCAATCTGTTTTGCCTCAGGCAGCTTAGAAAGCGCCTGGAGTTGATTGAGGTGGTCGGCGACACTTGTCTGGCGGATAAGCTCTACCGCAGTTGGCGAGAGGCGCTCGTGGATTGCGGCATACCGCTGGACACTGCGCTCGCTGATCCCAGCTCTTTCGGCGACAGCGGCTGACCATCCGAATGCGTCCGCCACGGTGGCGGACGCATCTGCAATCAGGTCATCAGGGGTCTTTCCAGGCTTCCACCTAGCATCGGCGATGGCCTTGTACAGATTGGGCCCAAGCTCACCGGTCGCCTGCGCCACCGCCTCGGCATAAAGCACCGCAACCATGGCAATTCGGTCCAGGGCGTTGAGCGCGAGGTGGGCCGAATTGGCGAAGAGTTCGTGCGCACGTTGTTCGCCGGCCTTGTTGCCAACCTTTATGGCTCTGATTTCCGTCCATCCGAGGCGGCGCGCGGCAGCCAGCCGATGGGCGCCGTCGAGCAGCATGAAGTCTGACCGGCCAGGAAGCTGACAGACTATGATCGGCTGAAGCTGCCCGTGTGTTTTGAGGAGTCCGGCCAGCATCTCCACGTGATGGTCATAAAGCGGTCTCATCCGCTTTTCGGCCTGCGTGATTTCCGCGACTGGGACAGCAATCAGGGTCTGCAATGTGGGCATGTCTATGCAGCCCCATTATTTAGACGATGACAGTCCGCACTCGCGGACGTAGCTAAGGGCTTGCGCGTGAACCGACCGGGAAAGAGAGCGGTGACCGAAGTGCCCATGAACTCGGCGATGGCGTCGGCGGTCCGTCGGACCGCGCGCCCCCGCAACACGTCCTCAACCGACCGGGCAGGGAGACCTCTGCTGCGTTCAAACTCCCTCAGCGAGCCGTGTTTGATGCGGATCTCGGCTTTGATCCGCTCCTTGTGCATGGGAGTTTGACGAGGCATGACCTCTCCTGCTAGACAATCTTCCGCAAAAGAGGACGCTAAAGGCAGCAGCGGCGGCGGTCAACCGGAGATTTCTTCGGCAGGATTCGGCCTGAGGTTGCGGGAAGCGATGGAGGCGCGGTCCATGGGTCAGCAGGACTTAGTCAGAGCGACCGGAATTGGGCGTCAGCGGGTGTATGAATATTATCATGGCCAAAAGACCCCTGGTGCTGACACTGCGTTCTCCATGGCTGACGCGCTAGGGATTCACACCCGTTGGCTCATCCGTGGCGAAGGACCGCGCGACCTGGACCCATATGTCGTTGATGAGGACGGGTGGGTTTGGCTTCCCCACTACGATTTGTTCGCGTTTGAAGGAGTCCGCCCTCCTAAGAAAATGGAGGACGTCCCCGTGAGTCGCGCTTGGCTGCTCGCGAATGCCCGGACGGTTAAGGACCTCTGGGTCACCGAGATGCCAAATGATGCGATGCCAGGGATTGCCCCGACCGGCGAATTCATAATTTGCGCTCCCCCCGATGATCCTCTGCGGGACAGGCGCGTCTATGTCTTCCTGATAGATGGACGCCCGATCATTAGGACAGCGAACTTAGGGGTCGGTGGCCTCACCCTGACGGCGCAGAATCCCGCCATTGAGCCGCTGATTGCTGACGGTGAGCAGGTCGAACTCCTAACTATCGGTCGCGTCATTGCGGCCATGAAGATGCAAGCTGTTTAGGGGCACGCAATGGCTGATACTCAGAACGTAGCGAAGGGTATCGGAGCCCTTGCCGCCATCACGATATTAGGTGGCAGTTTCCTGCTTACGACATGCTCAGGCTCGAAGGTTTATCGCCCAAACGACGCTGCCAAGGCCGCCGGATGGACCAGCGACATTCAAGTGATGGCCAACAGGCTCAAAGCTCATGACGGCGATCTGCGGGCAATGAATGCCGAGTGGAGTCCTGTCATCTCTGAGAAGGATCGTCGCTATAGGGCGATCTGGTTCGACCCTTCCGACCGCGAGAATGTCATTCGCGCCTACGTCGACGCCGACGGCCAGATCTCCTCGATTGTATTGACTGACTCGGGCAGTGGTGACCGGACCCTAGGAGACGCTGCTGAGCTGGTGGACGCCACGATTCCCAATTCCAACCCGCATCAAAAGGACGTCCTCTCTCAGACGCTGGCAGCCATGGTGGCGACCAGGTCAACCACCAGCACGGTGGTCAATGGCGTCGATTTCCGCGCCTCGTCCGGCGGTCTCCACTTCACGCTCCGCGCTCGACCAGCCGGCTAAAAAAGGGGACTTATATACTTTACTCCCTCGCGGAAAATTGGTAGTTTGTGCCGAGAAATCAGGGAATAAGGCATGAGCAAGTCCACCATTGCCACGTTCGAATTGTTCGCGATGATCCCGGACCAAGAGACGGCCCGCGTGTACCTCGAAAAGCGCCTCTGGCCCGATGGGGTGAAGTGCCCCGTTTGCGGCTTGGGCGAGCGGATCACGGCCCGTAAGGGCGGCTTCTACCGCTGCAACCAATGCAAGGAAGACTTCACGGTGAGGACCGGAACCATCTTCGAGCGCAGCCACGTCCCGCTGCACAAATGGGTGTACGCGATGTACCTGCTGGTCACGGCCCGGAAGGGCATTTCCAGCATGCAGTTGGCCAAGGAGATCGGGATCACGCAGAAGTCGGCGTGGTTCGTCCTTCACCGGCTGCGCGAAGCGTGCGGTCCCGATCTGACGAAGCTTCAAGGCATCGTTGAGATCGACGAAACCTACGTCGGCGGCCTCGAAAAGAACCGGCATGAGAAGGACAAGAAGGGCCTCGGTCGCGGCGGCGTCGGCAAGACGGCGGTCTTGGGTATGCGGGAGCGCGGCGGCCGGACCAAGGCCCGCGTCATCCCCAACGCCAGCGCCAATGTCCTGCACGGCGCGGTTCACGCCAGCGTCGAAGTGGGCGCGACCCTGCACACCGACGAGCATGGCGGTTACATCGGCCTGGGCGGTCTGTTCTTCGACCACGCGACGATCAACCACGGCGCTGGCGAGTACGTCCGCGACGGAGTGACCACGAACAGCATTGAGAGCGTCTGGGCGGTCCTTAAGCGCGGCCTGCACGGCGTCTATCACCACGCCAGCCCCAAGCACCTTGGCCGCTACGTCGATGAGTTCGCCTTCCGGCTGAACGAAGGCGACGTGAAGCGCCACACACTGGCGCGGCTGGATAGCTTCATCGCAGGCACGGCTGGCAAGCGCCTGACCTATGAGGCGCTCACGGCATGACCGAAGAACTGAAGCCGCCGAAGGTCTTAGACGCCGTTGCGGACGTGGTGCTGCGCTACAGGCCCAAGCCGACCACTGACGCCGCGAAGAAGCGGAAGCGGGCCAAGCGTAAGCTGGAGAAGGCCCGTGATGATTAGCCTGCACCGCGACGGGCTTTCGCGACGGCTGGACGCGCCCAAGCTGCGGGTCCTCAGCCTCGGCGCAGGCGTCCAGTCCACTACCCTGGCTTTGATGGCGGCGCGGGGAGAGATCGAGGCGCCCGATTGCGCCATCTTCGCCGACACGGGCGACGAGCCCGCCGCCGTCTATGAGCACCTCGCGTGGCTTCAATCGGGCGTGCTGCCGTTCCCGATCCACACGACCAAGTGCAGGCGCCCTCTGGCGGTGGCGCTGAGGGCCGGGGACGAGGATGGTGCGCGCATCCCCTTCCACGTCGGCAAGGGCGGCATGGGCGGGCGCAACTGCACCAGGAATTGGAAGATCAGGCCGATCCGTCAGAAGATCAGGGGCCTCCTTGGCGTCGGGCCGCGCGGTTACGTGGCGCCCGGTTCGGTCGAGTCGTGGATCGGCATTTCCATGGACGAGATCACCCGCATCAAGCCCAGCGGGTGCGCCTTCATTCAGAACCGGCACATCCTGATCGAAGCCCGGATGAGCCGTCAGAGCTGTTACGCCTGGCTTGAGGATCGGCAGTACCGCATCCCGCCGAAGTCGCGGTGCAAATACTGTCCCTTCCAAGGCAACGCGGGTTGGCGCTCGCTCAGGGAAAACGCTGACGAGTGGCAAGAGACCATCGAACTGGACGGATGGCTCAGAGAGCCCGCCCAGGTCGCGCGCTTCCATGGCGAGGTTTACCTGCATCACAGCCGCGTCCCGCTCGCCCAGGCCGACCTTTCGGCGATGGCCAGCGGACCCGATCTCTTCGGCCACGAATGCGAGGGAGTGTGCGGGGTATGA